CGTGCTTGGTGGCTTTGACCATTGCTAGATTAGGCATTTTTTCTTCAATTCGTTTTGCAATTTCAGTCAATGACCAACCAGCAACCGCCTGACCATTTACAGTTACCATCAGCGCGTCACCGATAACCGCGACCGACTGACTGGCTTTATTGGTCTTGCCCATGCGAACAGTGCCTGAACCAAAACGCTTGGAAAATTCGGCTGGCTTCATGCCGCGTGAAAAGGCCATGCAAAAAATTGTGGTTGCGCTCTTTGACGTGTGAACCTTTGCTTCACAATTGATAGCGGCAAAATCCGCGCCTTTATCGTTGCCGACAATCTGGCCTTGCATCAAAACCTCAAACAATTCGCCAGCCGCGCCAGCATGGTTGCGGCGGACAGTGTGAACCTTGCCAGCGATAGCGGCAAAGCGGGCGTCTAATTCTGCGAAAGATTTAATCATGTCTCAATCCCTTCATTGCTTATATATAGAATATAAGCATTGCCGACCAATAAATCAACCCCCCAAACGCATTTTTTTCATTTTTTTATTCAATGTTTTCAATTAGTTGTCATTTTTATTTGTTAATGTTTTCAAAGAGTTATTAGGGTAATAATGTTGCGCGCCCCCGGTGGGGTAGGGTAATATAGTTGCGTAGGTAGGGCGGTTATTAGACTTATGTTTCAATCTGTATCTCGCGCCCACCCTCACGCACTTTACACTGGAATTTTTGAAATTTAGTTAAAAGAGTTGGACATAGGCTAAAGCCTATAGTATAGTATACTTATGTTAGTAGGAGATGGCTATAAAACAAACCATAGTTGTAAAAACTGCGGATATGATTCTCATTGTAATTCTCCTCTTTTTAGAGAAGAGAAAAACTATGATCTTAGCTATCACGTAATAAAGGTATGCGATCGTTGTCGCTGCCCACTGTGTGAAAGAAATGACAAAAACTGAACTTTTAGAAATTCTCGTAAAAGAACTTCGCTTAATCGATGGCGGTAGAAGTTCTCTTGATACTAAATATGGTCAGGCTCAGCTTGGTCATGATGCCTATCAGTTTACGCATAACGTGCATGAAAACGTTTACCCTAGATATATATTTTTGGAGGAGGTGAATGATTTTCCCATAATTTGTTTGCATGCATTAGAAGAAACGCGTACCCATATCGGAGGGGGAGTAAAATACGGAAATATTTTAATCAACCTCCGGGGGTATGTATATGACGAAGATGAGGATGATGTTAACGCAAGCGCAGAGGCCCTAATCGATGATATCGATCATGTAATTAACCTCTTGCCGACTCGCCATCCTTGTTTCGTAGAATTGAGAATTTTAGATATTTCAACAGATGAAGGGTTAATGGAACCTCATGGAGTTTTAGAGATGAATCTTTTAGCCACTTATTTAGTAGAAAATGAATGATCTGGACCTGTTTGCAATTGAGCTTGAAGCACTATTCCAGACTGATCGATAAGCTAGCAACTACATTAAACCGTTACCTGACGAAAGGATCTGCAAAAAAGTGATATTTGCATGTATTTTATATCTGTTAATGTGTAAACACGCAGTAGCAGACTTGGTACTACAGAGCCGATTATCTGGAGATAAGCTGAATTTACGAAGTAGCAAAGGATGGATGCACGCTTTAGATCATGCCGCCCTCACTGTGTTAGTGTTCATCTTCTTTGTATCTCCGCAACATGCCATCGCTTTAGGCGTGCTAGACTTTACACTACACTTTGCGATCGACTACTGTAAAACTCTATGGGTTCGAAGAAGACGCATTGAGGTTGAGTCAAAAATTTTTTGGCGTATCCAAGGAATTGACCAGATAGCTCACTTTAGTTGTTATATGCTTTATGTAATTTTGGCTGCGGTTATTCTCACATGACACCTCTTAAAGAGCAGGCTAGAGTTTTTTGGATGGTTAAAGGATATCTTCCTAAACGCACAATGATTGAGGATAGCTATGACGGATACCTCTATCGCCTATGGTGGAATGAAGAAGCCTACCTTCGAGCAGAAGGATTTGAAGAAGCTTGGAAAATTTACGAGGATAAAGATGAATAAGTTTATATTCGACGTTGATGGAACTATCACTCCTAGTCGTGGAAAAATAGATGAAGAATTTGCTACCTGGTTTAAAACATTTTGTTCAACTCACCCTGTATACCTTGTCACAGGCAGCGATAAACCAAAAACTGTAGAACAAGTGGGTACCGACATATACAACCTCTCTTCACGAGTATACAACTGCTCAGGCAGTGAAGTGTGGAGAGGAGAGGTTAACATACGATCGACAACTTGGAACCTTCCCATATCGGTTAGACGTTGGTTAACCTCTCGGCTGGACGAGAGTACATTCCCTTTGAGAACTGGAGCGCATATTGAAGAACGTGTTGGAATGGTTAATTTTTCAATTGTTGGTCGCGGAGCCACTCTGGGAGAGCGCAAGCTGTACGTGAAGCACGATACTGCGCATGATGAGCGTAATCAGATAGCCAAAGCATTCAATGCACAGTTTGAAGACTTGATTGCAAGACCAGGCGGAGAAACTGGAATTGACATTTCTCCAAAAGGTGCAGATAAAAGTCAGATCACTCAAGATTTTGACCCAACAGACATCCTATATTTTTATGGAGACAGAATGGATCCTATGGGAAATGACTATCCTTTAAAACGAGCTATCATAGACAAAGATCTGGGATTTGCTATTGAGGTTCTCGACTGGAAAGACACTTGGAACAAACTTAAAACTACCTTGGAGAATATAGAATGAGTCAAGATACAAAAGACTTACCTGTAACATATAGTGAGCAACTAAACGAGGCGCTTTCAGCGCCAGCCTTAGACCCAACGCTCTTAGCAGTTGCAAATGATTACCTTGCTGGCACCTCGATCGAAACTTTGTCAGAAACTCATAGTTTGACAATGGACCAAGTAATTGAGATAATAGAAAAAAAGGAAGTTAAGTCTTATATCGATAATATTTATCTTTCACAAGGATATTTGAATCGAATGAAGCGAATGGCAATCATTAACAAAGTGATTGACGAAAAGCTTCAAGAAGGTTTTGAATCTGGTGTGTATACAAAGAAAGATTTACTCGATTGGATGAAACTGCTAAACGACATGGAGTCAGCTACTCGACCTAAACAACAGGCGGGAGTTGCCGTCCAAATTAATAATAACTACGATTCCTTAATGAAGGATCTGCTTGGAGACAAAAAATAAATGTCCGCAGGAAAATATAATTTCACATGTGAGCAAGGTGCCACATTTGATCGTATCATAACTTATAAAGATTCAGACGGAGTAGCTGTTAATTTATCAAACTATACCGCTAACATGCACATTCGTGAGTATGCTGGAGGGCCGTTGCTGGCCGCATTCTCCTCAAACTCCACATCGAATGGAGCTTGTGTTATTGACGGTACAGTAGAAGCCAGCGAAGATGGCGCGAACGGAAATGTTCGTGTTTTCATGGCTGCAGCAAACACCTCAATTCTCCCCACCAAAAGTTTACGTTACGACTTGGAATTACGTTCCCAAACCGGATATGTCACCAGGCTGATTGAAGGAAAATTCAATGTAGTGCCTGAGATCACCGAGTGAGCCAAGTAACAGTTACCGAACTAACAAATCAAGTAATAATCACCGATCCAAATGGAGGCAGCTCAAAAGTTGTTTCTGTTGGAGTACGCGGTCCTGCTGGTGTTGACGCTATTGATCTCGTTAACGTTGTGCAAGACAATGTATATCGCCACGTCGCAAACGTTGAAGCAAATGTCGACGTTGTATCTTCTAATGTTGACCTCGTTCAAGCTAATCTAAGCGCCATTACCACCAACAACCTAATTGACATCGACACGTCAAATGTGCAAGACGGAGACGTACTTGTTTACGTGGCTGCGAATACTCGATTCGAAGCAGGCGTCATTGTTGATGATGAAGAGCTTGATCTATCTGCAATTCATAATAATGTGGTGGCCCTCGAGGCCAATGTAAACATTGTATCGTCGAACGTCGAGAGCGCTGAAATTCGCGCGGCCGCAAATACTGCGGTGGTCCAAGCGAACCTTGATGCATATGCCGTAACCGCGAACGCCTTAATTGAATCGGGAGGAGCGGCTTCTGACGTACAAGCCAATCTTAATGCTCTTGAGACCTCACTCTCCGCTGATATCAATCAGGTACAATCTAATGTTGCCGCAACCGCAACTCTCGTAGACCTAGTTCAGTCTAACCTTACCACACACAGCGATACAGCTGATGCCCGCATGGACGGTCAAGAGAGTAACATTGTTTTAGCTCTTGATGGTGTTGATACTACAAATGATAATCTTGAGATCACGTCTCAAAGTCTGAGTTCTCTTGGAACTGAGAGTAATACTAAAATTGACCTAGTTCAAGCTAATTTAAGTGCTGCTACTGGATTTGGTAATGTAAACATTGGAGTAGGTGAGGCTCAAAATGAAATCACAGTATCTTCTGTAGACGCTGCTGATCTACACCTATCAGCTAACACTCTTGCTCCTGAATCTAATATCATCATCCACTCTAACATTGTACCCGCAGATAATGCTGTTTATTCAATTGGTACTCCTGATAAACAGATCAAAGATATTTACGTAAGTGATGGTACTATTTTCCTTGGCATCAATTCTTCTATTGGTGCTAACACTATCACCCTCGCAAACTTTGGTGTTCGTGATGATGGTTCGATCATCATTCCAGGTGTTAACATTATTGCCGATCAAAACGCGGTAGACAATGTTGAGATTATTGCTAGCGATATTGCCTCAAATGTTGAACTCTTAGCTCGTACTGGATTAAGCTCTGACTTACTTACAACAGACAAGTCTAATCTAGTTTTTGCAATCAATGAGGTGTTCAATAAAACACTCTTCACCTCTGTACAGAGTAATACAGTTATTACCACCGACGCCCTTGAGGTTACCACTTCAGCTAATGTAGGTGGCGTTGAAATTGTGGGCACAAATGTTAGTGCAGAGTCTGGAACTCTTACCTTTGATGGAACCAATGTACTAGTACAAGGAAACCTAATTGTTGAAGGAGACACCTCACGTGTAGACTCAACTATTACTACTCTTCAAGATCCTATTCTAACTCTAGGCGGTAACACAGCACTAGTAGCTAATGATGGTAAAGATCGTGGTCTTGAGTTTAGATACTATGAAGATGGCCAAAGCAAGTTAGGATTCCTAGGATGGGACAACTCTGCTAACGCTTTTGTTATTCTACAAGACGCTACAAATACTGATGAGGAATTTGCAGGAACTGAGGCTAAGCTACGAGTTGCTAATCTAGAAGCGTCTACCATTTCTGTTAACTCTCTATCAGCTAATACTCTTGTGGGCGAGATGCAAGGTAATATTGTTACTGCAACAGCCAATATTACTAGCCTAGAAGTACAAAGCATTAACTCTCTAAACTTTCCTAATACAGATGGAACCTCTAATCAAGTTCTCTCTACTGATGGAGCTGGAACCCTATTCTTCAAAGATGATCAAGCTGGTGGAGGAACTGGAAGTGAACTGGCGCTTGGACAAGCAATTGACGGCTCGTTCAATGATGGAGCTTATCAAAGCTTCTCAAATACCACTATTGTTACTGAAGCGGTAGATATCTTAAATGAGGTGATTGAGAATGTACGAAACAGCACTTTTGTAAAAAGCGTAAACTTTTCGGTATCTCCAACCTCTGGTAACTCACCTCTTAGCGTTGCTCTAAGCATCTCTACAGTGGGCAACCCTAATCAGTATGAAATTTCTTGGGGAGATGGCACTAGCAACACCACTACATCTTCTACTTCAGCAAACCATACATACAATGAACCTCTTGGCGGTTTGCAAACAATTACTGTAACAGCAAAGAATACTAGCGGTTCAGGAGAAGGAAGTGAAGCCTCTCAAACACAAACAGATGTAATCGATATTGCTACTCCTGCTCCTCAAGCTGGTTTCTCAATAGCAGACGATACTATTGACACAGGTACTACTGTATCTATCACAAACACCTCACAGTTCTCTGATTCATATGAAATCAACTTTGGGGACGGGTCAGCCAATGTATCACTAGGAACTTCAGGAGCCGGAACTCCAGGTAATGGAGCCTTAACTCATACCTATACTAATTCTGGAGGAGATGAAAGTTATACTATTACATTAACTTCTGCTTCTTCTACAAACGGACAAGACGATACTTCGACAGATGCTGTATTTGTATATTCAACCCATACTCCAACCTTTACAAAATCTATAGACTCTGGTAATAACGAAGAGGCTGACAATGGTCTCGATGTTACCTTTACGAATACCACTTCTAGCGGTCCTGGTAATAACTCTGCATTTCCTGATTCAATCAGGTATGTTTGGAACTGGGGCGATGGAACTACAAATTCAGTAAATGCGGGAACAGGATCTGCAGGAGATACTTCTCAGACTATTGACCATACCTTTACTCTCTCTGACCCTGAAACCCAACAAACATTTAATATCACTCTTGATCTCTACAATGGACACTCAACTTCCCCTTTCTCAAGTGCGAGTCAAAGTATTACAGTGTTCCCAGATCCACGATCTGATTTCTTAGGAGCTTTTGCAACTCAGAGTGTGAACTTGAATTCCTCTGATGTTCGTAAGGGTTATCTATTCACTGACTATAATGGAAACAAACGTAATGTTGTCAGCTTCTTAAACCAGTCTATTAATACAGATTCCTACGAGTGGAACTTTGGAGATGCTAATGTTGTAACTCTCTCTGAAGGAGCTGCCGGTACTCCAACAGGAGGTAACATTGCTCACGAATATACAGCTGTAGGAAATTATACTGTGGTACTAAAAGCAAACGGCACTTTCTCTATTGGCGGAGCAGACGACGTTGACACAAAAACAAACTATATTGAGATAGCAAACAATCCTACCCCACCAGTGGGGCTTAGTTCTAAGACTATTACTATGACATCTGAAGATGTAGGTTCTAGCCCACTTCTAGCCGCTAACTTTGATGATAATACAGGGGGAGCTTCAGCAAGTGCTGGTGATGACCTTCCAAGAACAGTAGATCAAACTGGGTTTGTTACAACAGACACTCTTTCTACATTTGCTGCCTCTGCCAACACAGGAACTCTTAGTGCTGTTGTCAACGGCTCTACGGATGGATCAAAAGCTTTCACTACTGGAGATGATGCAGGAACTTATACATCCTTGGTTATCAGTCAGGATATAGATGCAAATTCTGTTGATCAGAATGGAAACTCAGTTTCTGGAAGTAGCAAGATATACCCTACAGGATTCTATAGAGTATTTAAGGGATTCATTCAAAAGAGTGCTACAGCGCTTAACGATGGGGTTAACTCTTTCCAACTTTCTCATAGTGAGACAGGTAGTACAAATACAGTTGAGTTTGTGAAAGAAAGCTTAACCTCTACTCCAATTATAGACTTGAGTGCTGCTGACTTAACAGAAAGCACAGCAGGCTCAAAAAGATATATTTCTGGTATTCCCTACTATAATTCAGGCGGAGTTTTAACACTTTCTGGGGCTAAAGTGTATAATTGGATTGATCAAACATTCAGAAATACTAGTACACCTTTTACTATTGCCCCCGCTACAAATTATGAGTCTACATCAGGTAATTCTATTTCTACTCAAACTAGAACTTATTCTCAGATAGATGGGTCTTCTACTTTCTTAAGTGGTAGTAACCCAATTAAGCAAACAGGAATTAATTCTTCTAATATGTATACTCTAGGAGATATATCAATTAATGTAGATGGTAGTGCTAGGGTAGTAGAAACACTTAAATTTAGGATGATTAATGTGAATGGAACAGGATCGTACCAAGAGTACTCAGATAAAAAACTTCAAGTTTACAGTCAGTCGATAAGTGGAATAGATGAGCAAAACATAGCAGTTAGTGATAGTCTTGGTTCTACATATACAGATGACGCCAAAAGAATTAATATAGGTACAGGAACTGGAGATAATCCGAGCTTTAGTGGCTCTACTAATTATTATACTGATGCTGCGTGGAGTGGTGCGCAATCAAAGACTACTAACGACGAGGCAATTGTTCGTTTTGGAACTTTAAAGTACTACACAGTAGATCATAGTAGCGGTTATTTACCTGTGGGGCCTGACCTCAGCACTTCTGGAAGAAGTTGGTCTAACAATCAATATATCAGATTAGCATTTAGAAGAACAGGATTGGCTAATTTTGTAGTACGACTTACTGGTACAGTAAGATCTTTCCATATTGCTGCTCCGGGAACTCAGATCGATGGATTCTCTGGATTAAATGGCTGGTTAGATGCCTCTTCTCAGTATCTTGGTTTTGGAGTTCCAGGATCTAACGGAGGTAATGGAGAAGATGGTTGTGCTTTCTCAGGAGGAGATAGAATTATAGCAGGAACAAGTTATAGTAATCAAACTTTTACTTTAACTCTTGGAGCAGAGAATGCTTCTAACTCTTTTGGAAACCAGATTTTGGTAAATATTGGACTACAGAGTGGTGATCAGATCACAGCTTTGAGCTTTGAGGAGACTTCGTAATGGCAATTTCAGACGATCAGAAACTTGACTATCTTTGGAAGAAAATTGCTTTTGCAGCTACAAAGACAGATACCAATGCGAATAAACTTGCAGCTAACGAAGCTATTCCTTCAACTTTTCTAAATAGAGGTGACACACTTTGGAATCAAGCAGATCAAATACCTGCTGCCAGACCAAGCACTTCTTCAGGAGTTGTTACTGTGTATTCTGATTCTACTAGTAATACTGTAGAAACTACTGCTGATGGAACGTCTACTCAGTATAGAACTTGGAAAACAGGACTAACTAATTGGATACCTCCTGAGTACGGAGCTAGTTATCTAGTCAGTGTATATGTTTCTGGAACTTCCGATAGTGCTCCTGAGACTAACGGAACTAGATTATTTACTACAGGATCAGGAAATAACGACGAATGGTTTTTTGACTATGCTTCAGGAGTGTTAAACTTTATTGGAGATAACCTTCCTAACGGCATTAACTTTACTAACAAAACAATTTATATAAAAGGTGCTAGATATACTGGAACTATCGGTGTAGAACAGCTCGGATCGCTATCTGCTGTTAACACTTTAACGTTCAGTACATCTGGGGCTGTAATAGATTCCGCTATAGCTAGTAATGTAGCTATTGGAGAGAGTACTATTAGTACTTGGAATAAAGATAACTTCAATTTTGCAAAGCTAATTGTAAATACTGAAGATATTACTTATGGACAATACCAAAGTTCTGAGGTATTATTAGTTCATGATGGTGTTGATGTAAAACTAACAGAATATGCTTTAATTCATACTTCAACCAACCCTATGATAACTTTCAATGCACACATTGAGAGTGATTCGATTGTCTTAAAAGCAAACGCAAATAGTGCGAATAATACAATTAAAATAGTAAGAATACTTAATTAATAAGGAGATTCAGAATGGCCACTGAGCAAAAAGACTTTAAGGTCAAAAAAGGTATTATTGTAGGTGCAAATATCGCATCTTCTGATAATGGTTTCTTATTTGACTCAACAGCGAATACCTTATCAATTGGAGGCGGAGAAGTAGGACTTCAGTCTTCTATCGATTTGGTGCAAGATAACGTAGCAACTAACGCTGGGGCAATCACCCAGGGGGTTGCAAACACATATAATACTTACGTAACCCTTGCTGCTAGAGATGATCTAGTACAAGATAACGTAGCTACTCTAACAACAACTGTTAATGGTATTACAAATAATATCGATACAGTGCAAGATAACGTTGCAACGAATGCTACAAATATTTCAACACTAGATGGAAATATTGATACAGTTCAAGATAATGTTGCAACAAATGTTTCTAGATTAGACTCGCTAAAGTATTACCGTACTATTACAGCTAATGGAGTAAATATCACAGCATCTTCGAATGCCGATTCATTAACTCTTGTAGCCGGTGACGGTATTACTCTTATTGGTAATGCAGGAACAGATGAAATCGCAATCCATGTTGATGGTTCAACGGATATTGATACAGTACAGGACAATGTCGCTGCTGCTGAAGCTAATATCGCAAATGTGATTGATGGAACTACACCTTTTACAGGTGATGTGACCTTTAATCAAGCAGTAACTATCGATGGTGATCTCATTGTTGGAGGTACTACTACTTCCATCGAGTCAACTGATACAACAATTAGTGATAGAACTCTTATCCTTTCTAATGGCGCTACTGCCGCTGGATTCGATACAGGTCTTCTTCTTTCTCGTGGATCAGATTCAAACGTCTTTATCGGATTTGATGAGAGTGAAGATCAATTTGTCGCAGCTTACTCCACAGACGAAGGTGGAAATGTTGTAACAGACTTTAACTTTGCATCTTATGCTGATGCACGCTTTAACAATATCATTGTTGAAGGAACTGTAGATGGCGTAGATGTTGCTGCACTTAGTACAAGTGTAGGAACTATTAACACTGATCTAGGAACTATTTCTGGTAACACTGTTACTAACGAAACAAAACTAGACTCACTAAAATACTATCGTACGATCGAAGTATCTGGTCAAACAACTGTAGAAGCCGCATCAAATGCTGATGCTCTTACTCTTACAGCTGGAGCAGGAATCACATTAACAACTGGTGCTGATGAAGTTACTATTACATCTGCAGCAGGTGCTCTTATTGATACTGTACAAGACAACGTAGCGACCAACGCAACAAACATTAATACTGTTCAAAGTAATGTTACTACTCTCTCAGGTAGAGTAGACAATGTTATTGATGGTACCACACCATTTACTGGTGATGTTACTTTCCAAAGCGATATTGATGTAGCCGAGACGCTTACAGTCGATACTCAATATGTACAAGGAGCTAACGTTGCTTCTGGTATTGGCGCAGCTGCTACCACACTATTCTCGTTCCCTGGAGCGGTATATAGAGGTGCAGAACTGGTAGTCATGACACAAGATATCACTAACAGTGAGTATCAGATTAACAAAATGTTAATCGTGCATGACGGAACAGACGTTCACTTCTCTGAGTATGGTATTGTCCATACAGGAGCAAATGAACTAACAACGTTTAACGTTGCAATCGACGGATCAGATGTGGTTTCGATCTCATCTGAGGGCGGAAGCGCAAATAAGAAAATATCAGTAGCTCAGCATTTCTTAATTCAGTAAAAAATGTAAAAGCTAATTAGTGGATAGGGAAACTAATGGCACAGAAAGACTTTAAAATTGGCGTACTTGATACGTCCAATGCGAAAATAAGATCAAATGGATTTTTTACCTCTTTAACTTCAAAGAGCGACCTCGCGTCTAATGTGGCATTAGTACTTCCCGATTCCGTTGGTATAAACGGACAGGTTCTCACTACAGATGGTAGCGGGAACCTTTCTTTTGCGTCAACCGTAAATACTACTTCTATATGGGTAGATGGAATTCTAAACTCCAATTCTGCTCTAATTTTAGAATCAGGCGGTGGATTATCGATAGATTCTAATACTACTACAAACATTATTACTCTTACAGCAGATTCAAGTGATGTTGACCTAGTACAGAGTAATTTATCAGCATTACCTGACTCAGCTGCTAATGACCATGTTACCTACACCACCCTTTCTGGATTAATTAACACTGTACAAGAAAATGTAGTCTCCAGTGATAATAATGTATGGGTGAATGCAAATGATCATACTACTTATACTACTATTACTTCAAATGTTTATAATACTTATGTAACTTTATTAGGTTATGTAGATGGAGAGGTTTCTAATCTAGTAAACGGTGCTCCTTCACAACTCGACACTCTTAGTGAGCTTTCAGCAGCTTTAGAAAATGACGCAAATTTAGCAGTCACTTTAACTTCTCAAATAGGACAAGTTAGTTCTAATGCGTCTACGAATGCAACCAATATAAATTTAGTCCAAAGTAACGTAACTTCTCTTCCAGATTCAGCTGCTAATGACCATGTTACCTATACTACTCTTTCTGGTCTTATTGACACAGTTCAGAGCAATATTGTATCAAGTGATAACAATGCTTGGGTAAATGCAAATGATCATGCTACTTACACCACTCTTTCAGGACTAGTTAACACAGTTAATGCTAATGTAGATGCGTTACCAGACTCAGCAGCAAATGACTTTGCTACCTATACTACTCTTAAGGGCGAAGTCAATACTATCAACTCTAACCTTGTATCTCATATCAGTAGTCTTCCAGACTCGGCAGCAAACGATTTTGCTACCTACACTACGCTCTTAGGTGAGATAAACATTGTTAACTCTAATGTAACCGCTCACATTGATGCTTTACCAGATCATGTTGCAAACGACTTTGCTACCTATACTACTCTTTTAGGGGAAATAAATTCTGTAAACTCAAATGTTGAAGCGTTACCTGATTCTGCAGCAAATGATTTTACTACTTATAATACTTTAGTAGGACTTATTGATACTGTACAAGGAAATGTAGTATCTAGTGATAATAATGTATGGGTGAATGCAAATGACTATGCAACCTATTCAACACTACTATCTGTTATAGATACGGTTCAAAGTAATGTTTATGGTATCCCTGATTCAGCGGCTAATGACTATGCAACCTATACAACTTTAATTTCTCGTATTGATACTGTACAAGATAATGTATCCACTAATACAGATAACAATGCCTGGGTTAACGCTAATGACCATGCTACGTATACAACCTTAGCAGCACGTATTGATACTGTACAAGATAACGTATCTACTAACACAGATAATAATTCATGGGTAAATGCTAACGACTATGCTACGTACACTACTTTAAGTGGTCTAGTTAATACAGTACAAGCTAATTTAACAACTACAGATGATTCTCTAGATTCTTTTGGGACTTACGCTAATTCTACTTTTGCTGTAGCAGGACAAGGAAGCAACTTCTCTGACCTAGATGTTGACAATATAACTGTTGCCGGGGATTTAACTATTCTCGGAAATACTACAACTATTGAATCTGTTAATACAGTAATAACTGATCCCCTATTACTACTTAATAATGGTGTGTCAGGTTCAAACACTGTAGACATTGGTATCATATTTAATAGAGGTACAGACGCAAACGCTGCTTTCATGTACGATGAGAGTGAAGACGTATTCCAGTTTGGTTTTACTCAGCAAGGGGGTGATGCTTCTGACTTAATATATTCTTCATTAGCTGGTATCAGAGCTGACGCCGTAAGAGCAGGAAATGTAGAGCTTGGAACTGGTGATGATAGAAACGAAATAACAGCTTACGGAAATCAAGATTTAATTATATCTGCTAATACATTACAAGCGACAAATATTCAAATTGCTTCAAATGTTATCCCAAGCCAGAATGCAGTGTTTTCTATCGGGTCACCTACTGCTCAAATTAAAGATCTTTATCTATCAGATGGAACTTTGTACATAGGTTCAACCTCTAATATTTCTGCAAGCACAATCAATGTTGAGAACTTCAATGTTAACTCAGATGGAACAATTAGTATTCCTGGTGTCAATATTCAAGCAGATGCAAATGCTGTTGATACTGTAGAAATTGTCGCATCAGATCTAGCATCGAATGCTCATATTCAAAATCAAATAGAAATTACTGTCGGAGATAAAGACGATTTAACATCGAGAGTAACCACTAATCTGGTAGCCGCAATTAATTCTACGTCTGTAGATTTAGCAGCTTTAGGTTCTTATGCAAATACTACTTTTGCGACAGCCTCTGATGCAACTAGTGATCAGTTTATAATATCTAGTGCCAATACATTTACTATGGGTACTAGCGTATCTGAAGCTAATAATGTACTGGTCTCTATCAGTGGTCTTATGCAGTTACCTAATGATGATTATATTGTATCTGGTACCACCCTAACTCTTAACAATACTACCCCGCTCCCTATCGGGGCTGCCGTAGAAGTAAGGCACTTAGATGTTACAGGGTCAGGAAGTGGTGCTGGAGCATCAGGCACAGAATCGTGGAGCATAGTAACCTCTGATACTACACTATCTGCGAATACAAATTACTTTATAGATACTTCATCTTCAGCAATAGAAGTCACCTTACCTGCCTCTCCTACTATAGGAACAGGAATAAAAATAGTAGATATGGCAGGAAGCGCTGGGACGAATAATATAACTGTAGGAAGAAATTCTGAAAAAATTCAAAGACTATCTCAAGATTTAATTGTAAATGTTGACTCAGCATCATTTAAATTAGTATTCTCTAATTCTACTTACGGTTGGATAATAACAGAGGATACTGTTACCGGATAACTCACTTTAGAATTAAAGATCTTTGACAAAAAACTTTATTAATATTATAATTGTGATAATACGTATTGTGACATACGCAAAAAGGAAGAATTAATGGCACTAGGTAGAATTAAACCTTATTTAATAGATATAGCTGGAGCATATGCTAACCAGGTTTTAACATATAACGTTGCGTCTAGTTCGGTTTCTTGGGAGAATTCGACTGGCGGTGATAGTGCTGCTGCTGAAACATGGGTAGAGGCAAACTCTGATACTACCATGGAAAATAATTCAGCCTACTTTGTAGACTGTTCTTCTAGTACTGTTACTATGACATTACCCTCTTCTGCAAGCTTAGGAGACGGTGTTCGTGTTATAGACGCTACTGGTTCTTCAGAAACTAATACAATAACGATAGCTAGAAATAGTCACAAAATTGCAGGCGTAGCTGAGGATATGACTGTATCTCAAAATAGAGCAGCTTTTAAGCTAGTATATTATAACTCTAGCCAAGGCTGGGTATTAGCAGAAGTATAATGGCATCTTATTCTGACAGCCGTTATGCAGGTATTGAAGACGCTACTAAAGTAGTAAAAAACTACTCTAGTTTAGCAGATCTGCCTTTGACTAATTTAAATGCTGGAGAACTAGCTTACGTACCTACTGCTAATGTATTATACGTAACTAATGGGTCAGGATGGTATCAACTAACAACAGAAAATGCATAGGCAAAAAAAAATAAAAGACGTTCAAAAGTAGAAAGTGACTGGAGAGACAGTTGGGAAGTATTTAAATTTACAGTAGGAACAGGGACAATAACTGTTAATTAGTAACAGGCGGAGAAAACAAAAATGAGCACATACAAAAACATTAGGTACAATGCAGCTATTCAAGCAGGAGTTACTGGAACTGCTATAAGTTATGCTAACGCAGCGTCTTTACCTTTGTCTGGGTTATCTATCGGTGAATTAGCTCTAACCGACTCTAATACTTTATACATTACTAATGGGAGTGGATGGTATAAAATCGCGACAACTAATGAAACTCCTTCTATAACACTAAGTGTTGATACTGTTAATACTGAGCCAGGATCTAATACCGTCAGTGCAACTTATACTATTACTGAGCCTGAAGGTACTCCGACTACAGATGCTGTAATTACTTATGATTTTACATCTAATGCTAATATAGTACATTATACAGGTAATACCACTTTAGCTATTACTAATCAAAACACTGGAACATATTCGGGTGATATTATTATTTCTGTATCAGATGGGGTTAATATTGGAGTAGCAACTCTTACCCTCAATAACATTGTTGCAAGAATAGTAGAAAATAGCAAAGATACTGCTCTACTTGTAAAAGCGACTGGTAATGCTGGCACAAATACTACATTTACTGATGACTCAACCAATAGTCATTCAATCACTGTAAATGGAAACGCTGTAGCTCAATCATTTACTCCATATCATCCTGGTGGGTATAGTAATTATTTTGACGGTTCTGGTGATTATTTAACAGCTCCAAATAATGATGATTTTACATTAAGTGGCGAATTCACTATTGAAATGTGGGTTTATTTAGATCAAACTTCCTATGCAAGAACAATCCAAAGACTTGTAACATCAGCAAATTCCGGATATGCAGCCGAGCCATACATTTCTATAGGAAATGATTTAGGTGGTGTCAATGCAGGGTGTTTGTGTTTTACATCGTCTGTTGGTGCTGGAAATCCTCAAGGCTATGCTACTCTAGAGGGCACCGGTGCAACAGGAACTAATCTGTATTTTCCATTTAAACAATGGGTACATGTTGCATTAACAAGAGATAGTAGTAACGTATGTAGATTATTCCAAGATGGAAATATAGTGGCCACAGTAACCATTTCAGGAGGTTTCGACTTTAATGGCGCAGGAAATAACGGATTAAGTATTGCTAAGTCAGGTTGGTCTACTACTGAATATTTTGGACCTGGATATATTAGAGATTTTAGAATTGTAAAAGGAACTTCTGTATATACTGCTGATTTTACACCACCTACTGAAACATTAACAGCTATTACTAACACATCAATTCTTACATGCCATCTTCCGTATTTTGCTGATGGATCTACTAATGGTAATAGTATTACTGTGAATGGTAACACAATAACCAAGCGTTTCAGTCCGTATGATTATATACCGTATGATGAATCTAATCATGTAGCTTCGGTATGTTTTGATGGTAGTGGCGATTACCTCGAGATTTCTGATGATGGTAGTTTAGAATTTGGATCTGGTGATTTTACAGTTGAATTTTGGTACTACGGTTCTGATACTGATCAATATGCAACCTTAACAACAAAAGGTGCAATCGTTGATGGTAGCAGCACCGGTAACTGGATTATCATACTGAATCAATATGTTACTGGTGATATATCTATATATGTGGCAGATTATAGTCTAGGCGGGCCAATGCTTAACACTAGCGGCGACGTTTTGATAGATAATCAGTGGAATCATATCGCTTTTGTTAGAAATGGAACCAGTTTTAATATATATGTCAATGGTGTATCAAAAGCCAGCCAAACATCTTCTCTCACATTTGGAAATAATGCAAGCAACGTAATCATTGGTAAAGATCCTGTTTATGGGAGAGATTTATCAGGATTTATTTCTGACTATCGTATCGTAAAAGGCACTGCTGTTTACACCAGTAACTTTACTCCACCCACTGCACCGCTTACTGCTATTACTAATACTGAATTATTAGTTCAATCGTCTCCTAATATTTTTGATGCAAGTGGTTCAAGTAAGCTCACATTGGTTGGCGATGCACAGTCATCTACCACTCAAACTAAAAACGCTTCTTCAAGTATATATTTAGATGGAAGTGGTGATTATGTATATGCAGATCAAACGGATGTCGGAAATTTTGGAACTGGTGATTTTACTATTGAAACGTGGTTTAGGCCGACAGCCTGGGGTAAAGGACTATTTCGAAAAAGTGCCTCAACTGGTTCTACGGCTCCTCCGGGCGTATCTGTATATTTTAATAGTGGTAGTTTTTATAATGGGGTTAACAGTACTGGCGGCACTTGGTTACAAGGTACTAATACTGCAACTTTAAATGCATGGAATCATTATGCCATGGTTCGTAATAATGGATATGTAACTGCTTTTATTAATGGTACAAGTATTGTTAGTGGCGAAAGAAACGTAGACGTAGATAATAATGATACGTTTAGAATTGGTGAGTGGAGGAACGGGTCAGAATTCTTTAACGGTTACTTAGAAGACTTTAAACTTACAAAGGGTCTTTCTAGATACCCGTTTATTCCACCAAAAGAAACCTTAGCAGCTGTTTCTAATACAAAACTGTTAACGGCTCACAGCGAAACTATTACAGATGGATCAACTAGTAGTCATACAGTTACAACTTATGGCGATGCAGCCGTAAGCAACTTCGCGCCAGCCCCTGGTATGAAATCGATTTATCTAGATGGCACTGGTGATTATCTAACAATCGCCGGCTCGACAGACTTTGCTATGGCATCTAATGATTTTACAATTGAATTTTGGTATTATCCCACTTCAATTTCATCTAGTCACAATATACATGACCAAAGAACAACAGATAGTCAAGCTGTACCATGGCTTGGACTGCATTCTAATGGATATTTTTATTATTATGTGTCTGGTGCAAATAGAATTGTAGGAGCAACTGGATCTGTTACTGCAAATAAATGGTATCATGTAGCTATATCAAGAGTTTCAGGTACAACAAGGTTGTTTGTAAATGGTTCACAAGCCGGCAGTGATTATTCAGATAGCACTTCTTATGTACAAGGCGGTACTTTACATATTGGCAAAAGATACACTGGTACTGCGTTGTATCCAATTGGATATTTAAGTAACTATAGAATAGTCAATGGCACTGGTGTATATGCTAATTCATTTACACCACCGACTGAAGAGTTAGTCGGATAATATAGAGGGGATTTTAAATGGCAACAAATAATTTTAAACTAATATCATCAGATTCTATTAGCGCTATTGCTAATACA